ATGTAATAAAGATAGTCATCGGTTCATCTGCTGAGCGAGTTTGGAGTTCATAGTAGGTACATTCACGTTTTTGACAGCGTCGGCACTTGAATTGATCTGTGGCCCTGCTCTTGTTACCCTCCAAAATCTTCTGCTCTCGTTGCAGTAACTTATCTTTGAGTGCGAACCATTTTTCAGGAAACATTTCATAGGCTGACATAAATGGAATTGTATGCAATTCAAATTCTCCTTCCACGACTCGTCTAAGAAGGCGTGTATTTTTAACAGGGGATTGAGGATGTAAATTACTAATAATTGTCAGCATATGTTGACGATAGAGTTCACAGAACGAGGGGACTTTCCAATTACAAGCAATATATTGTTTTTGAGCAAATTGATAGGATGATTCAAAGATGCCCTTTTCTAGTGCTATAATTTTATCCTTGGAGAACATTGATTCTAGAAATGCCAAATGCTGAATACACTTCATTCTCGCGGGGCTCGTATCAGGTCCAGATTGAATCGAAATATCTTCTTTAAGTAAACTGGGGTCCACTTTTGTATACACGGCTGCTTTTCGGCGTTTTACAACAACAGGCACTTCTTCTTCATCCTCTTTATCCAGCAGACACTCTTCTTTCTCTTCTTCCTTTTCTTCATCCTCTTCATCAAAGATATCATTCACCTTATCATCTTCGTCTTCAGATACAATTTCTTCTTCCTCTTCTTCGATTCCTTCGTTGTAAAATGAGTTCCATTGTTCTATGGTGCATGGAATAGGATTTTCCCAACTGTGTGTAAGTGATACTAGAACCAGGATATCTCCAAATAGGACTAGATTTGAATAGGGGTCAGGCAGTTCCGTCTTATTTTCAGTACCCTTTTTCCCTTTTTTATAACCAAATACAAAGATATATTTATAATCATATTCATAATAACATACATTTTCAGGAGCGTCTTTCTTTTTAAAATATTTTTGAATACTGTCCAGGGTCAGTGTACTGTCATCGGATAGTGACAGATTCGCTTTCTTAACTTCACCTTTGGTACTAAGTACGACCGTTGATAAATTTGGCATATTCACACTGTATGTAGTATATAAATGATGCTTAAATACCGTTTGTGATATATAAATGTAGAGAACATCATGTCGTCAATTTTTATATGGAAAACGGATGCACCGCTTCCACTGACTACTGTCTCTTATTATTCAGGTGCAGATTGGTTTCTACAAGAGATGGATGATGTATCGTTGAGTTATTCACTTATAAATCAGTATATTTTTTCTAGTGCCACTTATCACACTGTACTTGTATATGATGGTACCATGATGCCACCGAACTGGGTTGGTTCTGAATTATTGGAAGTGACGGATGTACCTTATCAACTTATCAAAGAAGATAAATATGGAAGATTAGAACAACTTGGTACGTGGATGCGTTGTATTGTACATACATCAATGGGTCGGTATGAAGATGAGTTTTTGAATATAATGGAATGGAGTCGTTGCGTGAATAAAAGGGTAGAAATACATGAAAAAAAGAATAGGGTAAATAATCTATATCACAAACATAATGTGCACCATACTAAAATGCAAATTAATATGAATGCGTGAACACAACGTATCATAAAATTCATAAATGGCGATATCATCAATATCGCCATGAGCTCATTTTATCATAAAATTCATGAATGGCGATATCATCAATATCGCCATGAGCTCATTGATGATTTACACGTATCATAAAATTCACGGGAACAAAAAGAGGAATGAATTCATACGTATATCTATTTGCGATTCTTTTGGGTGGATTTGTAGTCTATTATTTTATAAGGGATAAAATTTTTGATGTAGATACACCTGTGATGCATGTTCCATCAGAAGCGTTTGAAGTTCCTGCTCCTGCTTCCATTGAAATTCGACAAGCCCCTCTCTATCCTGAACGAGTTGTAGCTCCTTCCGGTCCCACTCCCCCCAGTCAAGCTCCTCCTTCACAGCAAATGGTAATTTACGGCGATCCCGCAGCCAAAGACCCCTACAGTGAATCTCAAGAAAGTTCCGATATCCCTGAACATCTACGTCATCCCGAGCGCTCTTATCGTCCGCCGCCTCTCAATGATAATACGGAGATGGCAGTTCACGCAGGCATTGCAGGCGAACGCAATCAGGTTTCTTCTGCAAATACACAGCAATTTCAACAGGAAATGATTCAAGGTGGGGGTGAATTCATGCCTGGTATTTTTGCAAATGACACCTTTGATGATCAGAGCTTTTCCGCATTTTAGACCTTTGAATTCCATATCAGTATCTAAAGATGCATACTGTATTGTATACAAGATGCTGTCTGATTATTGCGATGATCGCCTAACCGATAAAAACACAACTCATTCCTATATTGATTTGTATCAGGAACTATTTGAATCTAAACGTGAAACTGCTCTACATATTCTTGAAATTGGAATTGGTCCCGCGGTTTATATGAATGGAGGTAGTATTAAAATGTGGACAGATTACTTTTATAAGGCACATGTTCACGCGGTTGACATTATTCCGATTGACCATGTAAATCCCTCGCTTATTTCTCATCCGCGTATTCATTTTCATACTGCAAATGATGCCTATAATATTAATTTCTTCAAGAATACATTTCTTAGTAAGAATCTTGTATTTGATATTTTGCTGGATGACGGACCGCATACGCTTGAATCAATGATTCAATTTGTGAAATTGTATTCACGTGTCATGAAACATAATGCGATTTTGGCAATTGAAGATGTACAAGATATTGAATGGACAGACGTACTTCGACAGAATACTCCGCCTGCCTTGCAGCCCTATATTGAAGTATATGATCGTCGTGGTCAAAAGAATCGATACGATGACATTGTATTCGTGATTAATACGAATAAAGTTATTAACCTAAAGGGTAATTAATATCTATATATAGATATAATTAAAATGAGCGCATCCATTCGTAGCACGACACAGCATTTTGAAAAGAAGAAAGTTGCACGATTCCATCGCCTAGATAGTCAGCATATCTCGGCGATTGAATCTCTTTATAAATCATATCCATTTCTTAAACAACGTATGGAAATCCATATGCCATTTCATCAAGCCAAGTCTACGTTTTCAAACGGAAAAGTATGGGTATGGCCAAAATTCGATAAACGACCCGTTGGTTATTTAATTTTTATCGAAGGATTTGCACCCTGTATTTGGTATCCTGAGCGCCAAGAAGGAATGACCTTTCGATGGCTACTTCCTCCTAATTTTCATGATCACGGTCCAACGGTGTGTCTTGCGAACATCCTGGCAGGCGAATCACTCCTACAAATTGAGGATATTGCGGTCTATCAGGGTCAAGATTTGTGGTCTACGACTGTCTTCTCTACACGTTGGAATATACTAAAGGAGTTCTGGTCCACCTTGCCCCCGCATCAGCCACTATTGGCATTTACTCCGCAGGTTGTGAAGCCAATTTCACTTGAGAACTGGCATTTGCATTATAATCGTGAAATTTATTGGATTATTCAATCTGACCATTGTGGGTATGCGCGATGGTATTGGAAGGATAGTACTGTACAGGCAGACTCCTCCATGCGCGAGTTTGTACCTCCAAAGTTAAAACGCAATCCTGAGATTCTAACGACATTGTGCGCCTCTTGTACACCTTATACAAAGACAGCATTGCCTGATATCTATTCTCTCCTTTCACAGGAAGGTGAATCCATTGGTATGGCTGCGATTTCGACATTAGAGTTGTCGCGTGAATTACGGGGACTTTTTTCAGACAAAACGGTCACAGGAGTTCCTGTCACTGTTGTGTGGAATGATGTGTTTAAGAAATATCAGATTACGCATACCATGGCCAGAGATACACCTATTACGACGCACTCTTTTTTTTATCATTCATAACAAGTAGAATGCCTTCTAAACGAAACAGAAAACATAATGGTGGCGGTTGGTCCGATAAGGGTATGATTAGCCCTGGCAATCTAGCTCATGTTCCTTACAATGGTTCTGGTAAGGACTGTGCAGGTCTACCGACTCCTCCTGGCTATATTTCACATTATTCTCCTAAGGGTCTGCCCGGTCTTATGGGTGGGTCACGTAGAAAGCGCAGCCATCATACGCAACGCAGCCATCACAAGCAACGCAGCCATCGTAAGCAACGCTCTCTTCGTTTTCGCGGTGGTACTCAGCTCGGTGTGGCGTCACATGAAGGATTTGCCTATGTCGATTCTACACATCCGTCTGTCACTGCCAAACCTACGGGATTTCCTGATACCACGGGGGCAGGTGGCTCAGTGAGTCATCCAATGAGCATGCCTGGTGTACCTGTACAAGTACCGACTGCGGTTCCCCGTGCGCAATCAGGCGGTCGATGGGGCTCCTTTCCTGAGCTCGGTCCACTGAATCCTGTGAATGCCGTGGGTGCGTCTAGCTATGCCCCCATCGGCCGCATTGCCTGTGAATCGGGTACCTACAATTCCCTTAACCCTAACCGTGAGCTACAGTTGGCCACCACAGCTCCTATTAATCCACCTGTGATGACACATCGCATGTCAGGTGGCAGCATAATGTCCCCTGCACCCTATCAGGCAGGTTCCGGATCTGGATTTTCTTCAGCCAATTTCCCACAAGTCAGTGTGGGCGCGGCCGATTCGATGCGGTATAATGCTCCTACTGCGGGCTACCGCAATGACTTTCAAGCCTTCCCTGCAGGCAGCGCTGTACCTGGACTTACACTGCAAACACCCTATGATGCACGGGCCTTTAATCCTGCCTGCATAAAGACGGGTGGTCAGCGTAGTACGCGTCGTCGCCAGCATTTTCATGGTGGTGTCCATGGAGTGGCAAACTCTGCTGCTACCTTTCGTCCAGTTCAAGCTAGTGAAGTGATGTCACGTATGGACTTTGATGGAACGAACCGCGGATTGCCTGTAAAATATGGAGGTCGTCGGCGCAGCCAGAAGAAACAACGCAAACAACGTAAACAACGTAAACAACGCAAACATTAAAGCACCAAATTCAGCTGAATCCACTCTTTAATACGCTGATTGTTCTTGTGTAAAATAAGATTTAATCCCTCCATAATATGATTCTGTGTACCTGTATCGACCTCTTTTTGCAGTAACTGAAGAATATCCAGAATTACCGCCAGTAGTGGCTTTTCATAAATCACAATAATTTTTTCAAAGACTTCATCGATGTTAATCTTATTCTTCTCGGCGTCCACAATAAATTCATCGAGAAGAATTTTATCATTGTTATATTCCAGCAGATTCTTATACATTTGTATCACGTGAATGACAGTATTTGTATCTGAGCTACTGTATGTTTTAAACAGATTATTTAACCCTTCGATGCTCATAGCCAGGATGACTTGATATAATTCAAGGGAGATGGGGCTCTGTTTATTATTCGTGGGATGGTACCATTTGATAAATCGTTTGATAACTGCGTATAAAAAATACAGGTCATCTTTTTTATCTGAATGGTACCATCTGGAAAATGGTTGAATAAGATTGGGCGACTGCAAATACAGGATGTTTTCTTGAATACGGAGTTTGGTGCCCACGGGGCACACACTTAAGAGTGCCAGTTGAATCATCGATTGTAGTGGCTCTAAGATGGTCTCAATTTTCCCTTTGGGTTTATTATAGGCAAATACATTATAAATCATATTAAATGAAGCAGATGGAGTTTGGAACAGTGAATTCATTTTATTACTGGGTTATCATAAAATAAATTTAGGTTGTTCGAATCCGTAGAGGGGTATCATATGAACCTGTTTGTGATTATTGAATCAAATTGGCAATTCCACCCGTGCTTATGGTGTAACCTGTGCCCAGATTTTTAGAATATGTTGTTTCACGGCCTGCTAGATAATTGGTGATGTTCTGTGACGAAGGGTCTGCATTTTGAGGATTGCCCTGAAGCGACTGACACGCTTGTTGTTTTTGGTACAGTCCTAATGCAATATTTTGTTGTTGCAACCGATAGATAATGGTACGCGAATCAAAGTTACGATTAGACATTCTATAGGTGGCCTAGAATTTAAATAGTGGTTTTTCTTCTTTCTCTTCTTCCTTTTCCTCCTTTTCTTTTTCTTCTCTTGCATCATGTTTACTACCTTTTTTCGGTCGGTCCACGTGCTGAAACGTATATTCGCATTCCTTATAGAATCGCTGACGAACAAACCAGCGCCGTTTATGGCAGTCATGGGAATCAATGATGTCAATGATATGTGGGGCAACGGTGCGTTCCTCGATACGCTGTCGAAAGATACGCCCTGTCGATTGTTGGACATTCTTACGCGGGGTGGCCAAGATGACAGTGTTGAGCTTCTTTACACTAAAGGCCTCTGAAGCCATTTGGTACGTCGCTAATAAAATCTGACACTTTTCCGCATTTTCATCTAGCAAGGACTGTTTCATACCTCCAATATAATATCCGTGTGAATACTTGCTCTCTTTTAGTGCATGCTCAAACCATTCCAATTGTGAAATACGGTCACTCAGAATGAGTACAAACCTGTTCTTGTCTTGTACATATTCATGAAGGATAGACATGATTTTCTTATTTCTTGGCTCAAACTCGGCTACTTGATTAAGAAGTTTGGCGGTGACAAGCTCTCCCCGCCAATTGACTGGTACTTCATCATAGGCTGGGTCATCTGAATGAAACCATACTGCTTTCACGACTGCATCCTTATCAGGTGCTCTCTGGGTATTCTTATAGACTGCTTCTCCTAAATAATACTCAAATACACGAGTCAGACCATCTTCACGATCCGGTGTAGCCGACAGTCCTAGCATGCATTTGGTTTGAATCTTCCGCAAGGCTTGGGAGAAATAGGAGGCTCCCAAATGATGGCATTCATCGAAAATGGTGAAACCATATTCGTCAAAGAATCCCTCTGGAAAGTCGCGACGACAAAGAGTTTGAATCATACAAATCGTGACATCGTATGTATCTGCATCGGTCTGTACTTTATTGGCTTGCAGAATACCAACACGTGCACCTTCGATAAAATTCTCAATTTCGGCCTTCCACTGGTTCATCAAGAACTCCTTGTCCACAATAATTAAGAAGCGCTTCTTCAACTGCACTGCAATGTTCAGTGCCATAAATGTTTTGCCATAGCCACAGGGTACACAAATTAATCCATTGGCGCCTTTTTTCAAGAACGTGGCGATAATCTCTTTTTGAAAGTCGTGTGGGGGAAACATGGTACGAAAGGCGATGTTCTCCGCAAACGAGCGGCCAACGGGGACAACATCCGCTTCCGGTTCTCCAAAGTGTTTTTTACCCCAATGACGTGGTACATAGAAGCGAGTTTTGGATTCATAATAAATGGAAAAGGTGGGGGTAATTTTCTGGAATTTGTCAAGTACTTTGGGAGCCATGGTAAGATTTGTGTGTAGATGTTTTGTTTGAGCCTCTGTGAGAAATGTTTTTTTAATCGCATATCCTTTGGCAGTTAACACACAGTCCAATTCAGCAATTGAAGCCATAT